TGGTGAGTCAGTATCTACTGCTTGAATTCTAAAGCGTACTAGATCACGTATATTATATGTTTTTCCTCCTATATTGATATTATCATCTCCATAATAGTTACTTTCATCAAATATTGGAGTTAAATTAATAAGGTCTTGTCTTCCACTTCCTACTCTTTGTTCACGAGCAACTTTATTCCAATTAGAGAAATTTATAGTTACTTTTTCTCTATATGAATTTTCATAAACTATTTTACTTACATTAGTAGATGAATATGTTCCTCTATCTGTACTATAAATTCCAAACTGATTAGGTTTAGAAGCATTAATTCCACCAAATATTCTTCCTAATGGGTTTTGTAATCCTTGTTGCTGTGCTATTTGGGTTTGTATAGTAGCATATGTTTTTAAAACAGGATTATAATTAAATGTGCTTAAATTTAATGCTGTATTTATACTATTTTCCCCTATTCTAGATACTGCTGGGTATGTAGAAATTGATTTATTTCCTGTTCCTTTATCTTGAGCAAAGTTTACTGATTGGGGAGCTCCTGTTGTTTGATTTCTGGTTTTACCAGCATATATTTTACTAAAGTTAGTTAATATATCTATTTTAAAACTATCTTCAGTATTAGAATATCTGTTTATTGTAGTACGACCTATTCCATAAACGGAATTAGGTCCAGCAGCATATTGATCAATAATAAGATCTTGAGGATTAACGCTTATTGGTTTTATAGTTGTTCCTGCAATTAAATTAATAGCTTGTGTTACTGTATTAATAATATTTGTTACTCTATTAAGAATAGTTGGATTAGGAGTTCTATCACCTAATTTAAATTTATTAGTTAAGCTAACTAATCTATTAAATCTAGAAGATCCACCTAAATCATTATTAGCAGTAGCTACAGCCTCATATGTACTAGCTTTTGTTTGAACAGGTAATATACCATGTCTATTTAAATGGGCTCCAAATGCATTTACTGGAATTTGAGCCAATGTATTAATACCTAAATTATAAATGCGAGTAGGCTGTAATAAACCGTTTGTTCCTACAGATAATACGTTATCAGGTAACCCTGAAGCTATATTAGCTGGATTTTTAGGTACTTCTAAACGTGGATTAGATAATTGTAATCCAATTTGCTTTACAATGAATAGAGGACCTTTAGGAGGGTCCTTTAAAAATTTAAATATACGAGATGTATCAATAGCTCCTGCTACAGCAGCATTTACTGTTCCACCTCTAACTAACCCATCATCAAACTTAATACCTGGATTTGCATTTTCTACATTTGTTTGAATGTAGGGCAAACCACTGTCACCGCCGCCTAAGCGGTCAGCACCATACCTAAGTGATTTTAGGTTTGTTTGTAGGTCAATTAGTGGCATTAGTAACGTCCGTCTGCTGGTCCTAAATCTTTATATTGACGTCCTCTTGGGGATTTGTATACTTGAGATACAATACCACCTGCAGTTAAATTTGGAGCTCTACGATCCAATTCATCTAATCTAGATTCTGCTGGTACAGTAGTTACACCATTAATGTTAAAATCCTTCAATCTTACTGGAGGGATAGAATTAACAGAAAATGTATTTTGTAACTTACTAGCAGCTGGGTCTAAATTAGCTGTAGAATCGATATAACCCCAAGCTGGTTGAGTTGGTACTGGATTGAGATTATTACCTTGTAAACTCAAGTTACTGTTGTTTAATTGATCAATAATAGCCATGGTTATATTGTTTATTGTTTGATATAAATATTAAATTATGCTAGTTTGTATGAATTTTGTGTTAATGTTGTACCTACGGTTTTACCATCCATACTAATTGTTGAATCTTTAGCATATAGTTTGTCAACGGATGCTCTAACAGAATTAATAGCTTCAACTAATGGTGAAATATCAGATCCCAATGTTAAACTACCTTTACCCATTGAGATAACATCATCACCTTTAAATAGATTAGTACCAGCTATTACGGTATCATTATTATTTAATGCTATAGGACCTTCTGGTGTAATTAATGTGCGAGCACCGTATCCAATCATATCATCAGCCATTGCTGCTGATGCAGCACCTGCAATACCACCTATTAAGGCACCTATTGGTCCACCAGCAGCTAAACCTGTTATTGCACCTAATAATACTTTAGTTAATCCTGATCCTAATACCTCTTGTATTCCTGCTACTATCTTACCTACTAATGATAATGCATCTGAAAGTATAGATAATAACATTCCTAAAGGCCCTGCTACTAATCCTCCAATTATGTCTTGAAGTTTTAACATAGCGGCATTAAATTGTTCTTGTATATTTTGACGCTTTTGAGCCTCTATTGCTTCTTCTTCAGTTATTTGAGCTAATGATTTACCTGTTTCAGTAGCTAATTTTTGTTGTCTTAATTGATTAGCTAATTGGTCTGCACTTAATCCTATAGCTTCAGCAAATGATTTTTGAGCAATAACATTCATGTTTTGGAACTTCTCAAGCGTCATTCCTTGATTGTTAAGCTCTTGCATTACAGCTACTTGATCACCCATTAAAGCTGCTGCTCTAGCTCTTTCTAAGTTCAACTGTTGACCAGTTATTAATTCAGCTTTTAATTCATTTTCAATTGATGATTCGAAATTTAAAAGTGATTCAGCTTGGTTTTTAGTTTGTTCAAGTGTAGTACCTAATGCTTTAGCTTGTACTACTGCTTTAGTAATTAAAGCTGGATTATTTTGGAAGTTTGCAGCTAATTGACCTGATACCTTAGCGGCTTCAGCTATTACTGCTTTAAATGGTACTCCTACTTTTAAACTATTTCTTGCAGCTACAAATGCACCAACCATCTCTTTGTTAACTTGAGATGCTGCTTTACCTGTTAATACAGAGAATTTATAGATACCTGCTGCTTCCTCTTCTGTTAAACCAAATTGTTTGGTTAACATGATTTGGGTTTCTAAAGTATCAGCTGAATATTCTGCTATTAAGCCAGTAGAGGTAACTAATTGATTTATTGCCTCTCCAGCATTAGCTAAAGTAAAGTTTAAGTTTTCTGATCCTCTAGCTGCATTAACTATATTATTAACTACTTTATCTGATTGAGCTGCTCCGTATCCTAGGTTTTTACCTATTTGTACAGATATTTTATTGAAACTTAAAGCAGCATCTATTATAGCTTTAAATATAAAGAGTTGAGCGGCTTGTCTGGTTAGGGATTTTTCAATACCTTCAAACTTTTGTTTTACTGTATCTAATGCATTCTTTTGGTCACTGTAGCTTTTGGTAGTTTTTTCAAACTCTTCTCTTTGTTCTTTAATTAAGTTTAATTGATCACCTAATTGAGCTAATACTTCTTGTTGTAATCTTCTTTGTTTTGCTGTTGTAACGTTTTTAGCACTTGTTACTTTAGCAATTTCATTTTCTATTTTGCTTTCTAGACTTTTTAATTTACTTAATTCTTTATTTAAGTCTTTTCTGCTAATTTCTTTTTTTATTGTTTTATCTAGGGCTGATGAAGTATCATTTAAAACCTGATCTATCTTATTAAAGGTGTTTAATGAAGAGCGTATTTCATTTCCAAATTCTCTTACATTATCTGCCCTAAAAGCATTACGTAATGATGCCCCTATATCACTTGCTATACTTCGAAGATCAGCAAGATCTTCTCGCATTTGTTGTACTTGTTGGGGTGTTAATTGTGGATCAGCCATACTGTAGTATTACATCGTATAAATATTGAAGGTGCCTATTTCTTGGGCACCTTCGCAGTATATGTTGGAGCTATGTTTGGTCGTGCTATATCTTTTTTGTTAGTATTTTTCAGCATATTTTGCTGTTTTTCCATAGCCTCTTTTTGTTCATCGAAATGCTCTTTCAATAAATTAAATGTAGTTCTACGCAACCACAAGGGCATGTTATATACTGTATCCCAATCGTATCCACCACCTCCATGAAATACTATTTCATGAATTTGTTTGAATAGTACTGGTCTATATTCCAATGTCAGGCCAAAAAAAGTTAAGAGAAATAGGAACTGCTATACCCTCCCCTGTATAGTTTTCATCATCAGGAATGAATTTTAGTTCCACATCAGGTTGTACTTTAGCGTATTGTTCACGTAATGATCTAGCATCTGGTGCTAATAGATAATTATCTACGAAATCACGAATGGTTTTTTGTTCACGATCACCATTTACTGAAGTGATCATATGTTTTAAACGAGTAGTAACATCATATGATCCATTTGGATTTACTTTTCTTAATCCTTTAATTTCAGCCTCAATTTTCTTTTCATCACCGTGTGTTAATAATTTAAATGTTAACACTGTGCCTGTTTTAGGAGTAACAAATGTAAATTCATTTGTACCTGCTTTAAACAACGATTCATCTAATGGTTTTTCATCTAATGTAGATAAATCAACAGTAGCTTCTCTTTCAAATCCACGTTCATCTGTGTATTTAAATGAATAGTCTTTACCATATCCTAAAATACGAGCAGCAATTAGTACTGCGTTTTTATCACCTACTAATAAATCATCATAATTAATTGGTGTTACAATTAATGATTGTAGTAATTTATCAATAACTGTTCCGTTTTTAATGAAATTGCTATTAGTAAGGATATCTTCTTCCTTAGCTGTCATATATTTCATTTCAATTTCACCTGTTGATAATGGTGATTCTTTAGGGTACAATAAACCTTTTGAAGGTAATTTCACAACCTCAGTTGGTAATTTTAATTCTGCCATATAACAATTTTATGTGTGTATATAAATATATGCAAGAAGAAGACGTCTGCAAAGCAGACGTCCTCAAGAAAAGAAATATGAAGAGTGATTAGAAGTTCAATACGCAGTAATCCATAGCGATTGTTACGGATAAATTGATCGCAGCATCACTAGCCCAATCATATTCACCGAATGTAGCTGTTTTAACGTAAGCACCTTTAACGATCCACTCACCTACGATATCACCTACTGGACCTAAAATATCTAATGTTAAATCTTTCTTATAGAAATCGGAATATCCATCACGACCAGTTACTGATTCGTGTGCTAAACGAGCCCACTCCATTACAGCTTGAGCACCACTTGGAGTTACAGGATCGTATAAGCTTAAAGTCATATCATTCCAACGAACCTTACCCTTAACTTTACGGTAAACGTTGATATGATCTAAGATGATTTCTCCAGCTTCGAATCCAGGAGCAGATGCTGCTTTGATTAAATATGCTGGGATACCATCAATATACATGATAAAGCGATTTTGAACTTTTGGTTCAAACGCTGTAAACATGATTTCATTTGGGTTTAATACTGCCATTTTATTTGAAATGTTTAATTGCCGTTAATAAATATTAACTGGCTGAGTCCCTTAGGCAGGGAACTCAGCACCAGTTGGAGTTAAGTTAAAGTTCAAGATGATAAATTCAGCAGTTTTAGTTGGTTGGATATAGATCTGACCTACTAACTGATTTCTATCGATTACATCAGGTGTATTGTTGGATTCATCCATTACTACCTTGAAGGCATATAAACCTTGACGTTGAACTACTGATTCAAGATATGGATTTACTTGGCTTAAGAAACGGTTACGAGTAACTGTTGTGTTTTGTTCGAATACCAAGTTACGAGCAACACCACCAATGAAGTCTTTCAATGCAATCAACAAACGACGAACGTTTACACGATCAAGAGCTGTTGGTTTGCGTTGTAAGGTTTTCTGACCCCATACACATACTCCAGTTCCTGGGAATGTAGCTAATGGGTTAACATTTCCTGTATATAATGTATCACGATCTGATTGAGATAAACGTAATTCAGCACGTACTACTGATGGGATACCACCACGATTTAAACCTGCTGGGGCGAACCATTCAGCACCTACTTGGTCGTTGAATGCTAATACACCACCGATTACTGTTGATGGAGGACACCATACAGTCTTACCTAAGTTAGAGCTGTATAATTG